GCTTGGGAACCAGTCATAAATGACCCTAACCCATCAGTGTCTATCTTTTAATGAATAGCAATCTGCCTTTAAAAAGGTAGTTCCTATCAAATAGAGCTATACGCTTATGAGGTTTCCCTCACTGCTAATGCATTAAAGAGTTTTTCACTCTTGTCTTACATCGGTTACAAACTAGAACATATTGGTAGCAGGAAAGCAACTTTAGGCTTATCCCAAGGGTTTGAATATTATCAACACCCCTCATGCTTATTATTTTCTAATCTATTAACCACCATATTGTTGTGTTCATCCCTTACGACCTTTCAATAAAATTTGAAGAGGTTTTAAAGGACTATCCAATTTTATGTTGGCTGGATCTTGCCCCCCAAACTTTGCTTTCGCACGTTTGGGTAACCCTTCTAAGGTTCTTAATGTATCTATGTCTTCCAGTCTTTTCAATCAATATGAATCGAGAGGTTGACCAAATGTATCAAGAGCACTTAAAGACTCCAAGTGTTGGATATCTTTCTCCTCTAGTATACCCATGAAATACCCGGGTATTCCATTTGTATAATAGGTTGAAGAAAAGACGTCCAACATAGGTCTCTTACTGCTTTCTATTAGTAAACATAGAAAACAGTCAAGGATTTTATCTAACTTAGGCTTTGAAATTTCATCAAAAGCTAAATTAGGTAAGACAAGATCAAAGGCTTCTTTCGCTGTCTGAGTAACAACTTTATATAGATCAAATTTGATTCTAAAATTTTCAATCCTTGAATGGATATCACCTTTCATACTCATTTCATCTCTATATCAAAATCTATCTCCTTTAGAAAAATCTGGAAGAGGTAGACGTCGACCTAAACGGACTAACAAATCTTCTAAACGTCTAAGAGGTGCCCCCATAAGAGAATTCTTATAGGCTTGCCTTCTAGGGTTTAGAACATCTGTCAATGCTTTAGACAGAGTTGATATAGGCAATTTCATGGAGTTCATATACATAGATAAAACAGCCAATAGGGAGTAAGAATACCCCATACTTTTTGCCTTACTTACTTTAGTAATATTCGTGAACCATCCAATCATATTTGATGGAGCAATATCTTTATTTAACAGTGAATAAACGATATTTGCTCTTCCCATTAACGATCGTTGGCTCATAAACATTTTCCATGAGATTGCTGATACATTTTGACCATTATACCCTGTAACTTTAGCAAATTCAATAGTTTCATTAAGTGAAACTACAGATTTACTTAAAGTAATTCCGACACCTAATCCAGCCATTACAGCTAAATAAGATCTCGCAACCACTTCATCAAAGAGTATAATGTCATCACCTAATATTTCATAATTGTCGTATCAAACCCCAGGACGAGAACGTCCCGTGGATTTGGCGCAATATTGAACTATTAAATGATGAGTAACAGCCAACATGGCTCAACTAGATAATGCACCCATAGGTTGCCCTACAGAATACTTTACCGAATGAGTACCAAATTCTTTGTTATTCAAAATGTACTCCCTTCCTACCAATAACTTACTCCAATGACCAGCAAACTCACCCCCAAAAAAGGAGGTCAATATACTAATCTGAAGAGCAATTGGCAAACGGTCAGTTGCAGCAGATAAATCATAACCAAATGATCTTTGGGAAATTTTAACTTTAAGCATACATCTTTTCACGGATGCATACTGGTCAAAAGTTCCATCATTTGGAAGAGTTTTTAAAAACTCAAATAATCAATCATGTAGAGGTTTTAACACACATTGTGTTCAAACATCAACAAGAGCAAAAATTCTGACTTTTCCGGCAGCTTCCTTTTTCGCAGAAAGTTGACCAACATTAGTCCCTGATCATGAATCCTTTACTGGACTCACAGCCAGGAGCTCTGACATTGATCAATGGTCTGATAATTTAAGTACTGCTTTTCATAGCCGTATTAAGTTATAAGAACCATTTTTTTCCAGGAAAAATTCCAAAGAATCAGATAACCCCAGATGTCTTAACAATAAAGCATCTGCGATTAAACCGGTTCAGGAAGTTCTTGAGGAAGGAGAAGCAGACTCCAGTCATAAAAATGACCCTGGAGATAAAGGCTTTGGATTACGTTTCCGGAAACTAGATGCTAAAACACCTAATTCCTTAGAAATCTTATCTAAAACAATTTTATCCCCAGAGAAACCATCTGTTATGGTATTCAACTTTAATTTGGAAGGGCAACTCAATACTCTATAAATAGAAAATAACGTAAGTCATCATCTAATTACAGATACTGAACCCGAACAAATTGCTCGTCTATCTCTTAACGGAATAAACCGAGGGAGACCAGAAGAGCTAAGTCTAGGAAGCGGTAAATCTGAAACCAGAGCCCTTAAGCTTTTGATTTTATCTTTACCAATCTGCTTCTGAACAGCAAGTTGTGACGCCTTTAAGTAACTAACAGTAAATACTTCTCCATGGTGCTTTCGCATCCGAAGAATATATTTACCGAAGTTATAAGCTTGTATAGATCTACGTGACAGGTTCATTGATCCAGAAAAACAAGTAGCGACAAGTCGTCACCCAATTTTCTTTATCAATGCTAATAATTCAAAAGAATTATTTAGTGAAACCAATTTATCAGATTCAACATAATCATTAAAAGCTTTAGACAGTGAAATTCATTTTAAGTTTTTCATTGTTTAAATATTAATAATTATTTCGGAACAAATATACACTTTTTTATAATAGGTAATCTCCACTTTTGACATTTTTAAATTCAAAAGCTCCTTACGGGAGTGGTTAACTATCTCAAGTTAACAACCGAAATTACAGATGTCCATAAGGGGACCAACCCTTATTTATTATAAAAAGTAATTATAATTGGATCGACGAACTGGTAAATTTGCCTTGTTCCTCTTTTAAAAGGGAGGCCAAGTGCAAACCCGCTAGTAGGTCTCGATATCTATCATTTTCCTTTTGGGAGAATAATAGGCTATATCGATCTCACACAAGTTAATAGTACCCTGCGATCAGGATGCCCTCGAAAGAGGATCTGACCAGACACTATTCCTTTGTATGTTGCAAAACACATAAAGGAGCCTTCTTTTAAAAAGGCTACAAAATGGGTTTATATGGGGGTTAATCTCCCATGGTTCCCAAGTATCATCGAA